CAAGTTACTTTTTTCAGCAGCTACCATTGTGTTGTCAGCTAATCCATTTGCTACAGCAATTTTAATACCATCAAAACTTAAAGTTCCACCTGTGTACCATTGTGTACCATCTTGATTTACACCAGCAGCACCTATATTAGTAGCAAAACCTCCTAAAGCTCTTACATAAGCTCTAGCAACATTTTGTGATACATATATATACATATCTTCAGAAGTATAAAGACTTGAACCTATAGCATCTACTACTAATCCAATTTTTGCTATTACATTCGCACTCGTCACGGCTGCTCCAGCTCCTACATCTGTTACATCCCCATCAGCTAAAAGTGTTTCTCTAAAACCTCCGAATTCACCATTGGTTGCAGCTGCTCCATTCCAGATATTTTGTTCTGTTTTTTGTGCTACTTTAGCACTTACATGTGCTATTAAGAAATCAGCGAAAGATTTTGGTAGGTTATCAAAAGCTGAATACCCCATAGAAATTGCATCCCAATCTGATTGAAAATCTTTTTTACATAATTGTAGATTTACACTTTGATATTCTGGAGTTAATATTCTTTCTGTTAATGTTAAAGTAGAAGTAGGATCAAAATCACAACTTGCATCTTTTACAAGACCATCAGTTGATACTTTTTTAATTACTTCTTTATATTTGATATTTGGTTTGATTGTTATTAAACCATTATCTAAAGTTGTTCCACTCAATAAGGCTGCCGATATATAAGCACCTGCAAATTCACCAGCATACGTAGTAGTGATTGAAGTTGTAGTGGATAATTGTACATTTTTTTTCATTTTATTTTATTTATTTATTAATTATGCTAATGTGATTCCACCTGCTGCATCTGCAACTCCTGATAAATACCAGTTAGTTCCATCACATTGTAATTCTACATGATCTCCTACTGTTTCTGCTGCGTGTGCAAAAGTAATAGTTGTTTCATTTGCTCCTGCTATTTTAGCTCCGTTTACAAGTATTGAACCTTGTATTACTGCTGCTCCTCCTGTTACAGTCCATGCTGTAGTAATGAAAGATGCTGCTGTTATAAATTTAAAGCTTACTCCTGCTTTTACCGCTGGAAGTGTTATTGCAGCTCCTGCGGCTGCGTTTAAAAAATACGTTGTACCTGAATCCGCCCAATATAATTGTCTTAAAGCTGAAACTGTTACGTATTTGTCAAGAATTCTCTTAACGTCATTTGAAATTGTTGTTGCCATTTTGTTTTATTTATTAATTTATTTTTTAGCAATTTTTGCCATTACTCTATCTAAGGTTGTTGCTATTCTGTTTTGACCATGTAAATTTAAGTTTGGTACAGCTTCAGCTTCTGGATTGTGGTTTACCTTTTCCACTTCACTCATTTTTTCTTTGGATGAATAAACTACTTTTTTAATTACTTCTTCAGATTTAACAGAAGTTTCATTACTCATTTCTTCTTCTTCTTCTTTAGGTTCAAGAATTGCTTTTATTTCTTCTACTACTTTTTTAACTTCTTCAAGTTCTTCTTTAGTAGCATATTCTTTTTCATCTTCTGCTTCAACTTCTTCTTCAACTTCAGCTTTTCCAAGAGATTTAATAATACCTTCTTCTTCTATAATTAATATTTCACCATCAATAAGTTTATATTCCCCTGTTGGTAGTGGTACTTTTTCATCTTCTGTTACTATAAAAATTTCATCACCTTCTTTAAATGATTCGGATTCAATTATAGTTCCATTTTCAAGTTCAGCTTGTGCCAACTTTACTTCTATAGGTTCTTCGGATAATTCAATTCCAATAACCTCTTTTACTTTGTTTATTATTTCAGTTGCTTTCATATATTTACAATATGGTTTTTTGATTTTTGTTATATTTTTATTATAACCTTATTATTATAATAATTTTATAACATTTTGTTATATTTTTAGTTTGCTACTAAACAAGCTGCACAATCACTATAAGCACTTGCAGCACTTACTTCAAAGTGACCCTGATTTCTAGTAGCTGAAATTGTATAGCAATCTGTATGGTTATGATGTACAAAAGTTAAATAATAAATATTACCTACAGTTAAATCTATGTCGTGTGTGTGAATGTGTTTTGTACCACCACTACAATTTGTAACAGTATAATATCTAGTAACAGAAACTTTAGTTATATTTCCAATACCTTGTGCTTGTAAGCTACCATCACAGCATTCTCTTGAGTATGTACCATCTGGACATAAACAAGCTCTACGATCATCTTGAGGGCTTGGTATTCTACTCATTAAATAATTCTTTTAATTTATCAATTTTAGCCTGTGCTTCAATTTCTAAATTATCTTTTATTGGTTCGTTAGGGCGTTGTAATTTATCCAAAAAATATCCTTCGATACTAAAACCTTTTATCTCACCAGCTTTTACTTGCTTCCATACTTTATCATTGTTAACCTTCATTGATACCATCCAAGTACCTATGGGTACATTTAGGTTGTACATTCTGCTTTTATCTTGTTCGCTTTCTACTATCCAACTCTCAACAGCAGTTAAACCTTTTAGTTCTAATTGGTGTTCTAGGGTTGTGTTGTTTTGATTACCTTTTATAAAAAATAATTCACTAGCCTTTCTTACTGTATCTTTTGAAAAGTAAATGTAAAATTCTTGTTCTTCGCTTTTTCTATAGATAGGTTTGTTAGGTATCAGAGCAGCACCCATAAGAATACGCTTTTCTTTATCTATTGTAGCTAATTTAAATTCTTGGTTTTTTAAAGCTATAAAATCTGATTCGATAGCTGGGTTTTCAACGACAGAAATCGCTTCAATTCCAGAAACTTCATCTTCTTCGTCTATAAAAAGTTCTATTATTTCCATATTAATATAATAATTTAATTTGTTTTTGTTTTATTTATCCTAAACTAGCATTATCTACAATGTTTCTATCTAAGGATTGTTGTGTTGTTACTTCGCTACCTACTACAAATGCTTGTACTGGTTTTTGATCTCCTATTGCCATAGCTAATTGATTTTCTGGTGCTGCACCTACTACATTAAATGCAGGGGGTATTGGGGGGGCTGCTACTATACCACCACCTCCACCGCCTCCTCCTCCTACATTAGGGGTCTTAGTTTTTAATATTTGTGACACTTGTAAAGCACCAAATGATGCTGCTAATCCCGCTTGTATAAATGGATATGCAGGAAAACTTTTAGTAATTGATGAACCTGCTGCTGTTTTAAAAGCATTCATTGTTCCCTCTATTGCACTAATTGTTGCACTTGCTACTGCTGCGGCTTTTCCTATTTTACTTCCTTCTCCAGCAACTGCCATTACTAATTGAAGTCCTTGCTTTGCAATGTTTAATTTTGCTTGTTGAACATCTTTGTCTAATTGCTTTGTTTTTTCACCTTCCTCAACTTCATGTGCTTTTCTTTTATTAGCATAATAATCTATTATGTCTTGTTTCTGGGCTTCGGTTGCATCTAAAGCATCTAATTCAGCTATTTTACGTTCTTCTTCTAATTCTAATTTAGCTAAATATTCTGTAGCTTCCTCATCTTGTCTTTTTATTTTAAATGCTAAATTTATTGCATCAATTCCATCTTCTTTTGCTTTGGTTATTGCTAGTTCTGCATCTGCTTGCATTTTAACTTCTGCTCCTAAAGCCTGTAATTGACTTGTTACTTCTTTTGCCTTTGTTAATTTAGCAGTTTCTAGTTCTATTAATTTAGCTTTTAATTGAGCTTCTTCATCAAGGTCTGCTTTAGTTGAACCTGCTAATCCGTTTTCTATTACTCTTGCATCATATCTTAATTTTGCCGCTGCTATTTCTTTGTTTGTAATATCTTCCTCTATTTTACCAGCTTCTTTTAAAAATTCTATTCTTTGTGCCGAAGTATATAGTTCTTTGTTTACAGCTTTTTCTAATAGTTCAGCTCTATCCCTATTGGCTTGAGCCCTATCAACTATAAGAGCCCTTTCGGCTTTGTCTGCGTTGGCACGCATATCAGCAATCTTTCCTGCTTGTATTAATTCTTTATTTGTTTCTTTTATTAATTCTTTAGTAGCTTCAACAGCTTTATTTATTCCGCCTGCTATTGCTTCACCTATTATAACAAGAGGGTTTGCAGCTCTTTGAATTTCTATAAAACCATCACCCAAATCAGAAGCTGCACCAGCAAAATCACCATCAAAAAATTTAGTAAATGCAGAACCTAATAAAGCAAATCCCCCCATTAATTGTTCTACCTTTCCAATTAAAAAGTCTTGTATGCTTTGTCCAAAATCTTTTAAAGATTGTACAGGGTTAACAAAAATATCAATTAAAACCATACCTAATGAAGCTAATATGTCCATTAAGTTCCCAGTAATAACACTTAGATAGGACATTGCTTTAGCCCATTTATCTTGACCTTCTTCAGAAGTTGTAAAAGCTGCATGTACTGCTGTAATTGCAATAATTAAAGCACCTATTCCTGTAGCTATAATAGCACCTTTTAATGTTCTAAATCCACCAATAACACCTTTTATTGATTTCTTCATAGAAGCAAACCCAGAGACAGCACCCCCAGAAACCCCATCTAAAGTTCCACCTAGTTCACTTGATGCTTCGTTAGTATCTTGAATTGAATTATCCAATTCTTCTACTTTACTATTTAATTTTTCTATATCTTTTTGGGCTGCTTTGCTTTTTACTTCTACATCAACCGTTACCTTTGCCATAATCCTAATTTAAATTGTTTGTATGCTTCTTTTAATGATTCAGGAAGTTTATTTTTACCTAAAGCAATATCAATATACTTACCTGTTGCTTTTTCGCTTTTTGCTATTTCTAATAATTGTAAAATGTTATCTATCATAATTAATATATGTTTCCACTTGTTATATACCCACCTACTACTTGAACTACTTTTATTCTTGGAACATTAGAATAAGTCCAACTAGCATCTTTTATCCAACTTCCCTCAACGTTATTAATAGCATCTGTTTGAACTGACCACGCATCACTTAATCTTGTTCCATAATAACCATCTGGTTCTTTAACTGCTGTTGTACTGTTTGCATAAAGTGAAACCCCTAAATAATCTAATCCTGCAAATACATAATCACCAGTTCCTAAAGAAACTGACATAAAATTACCAGACGTTGCACCAGTATTTCCTATACTAGCTGCTTTTGCTGCATTAACTACAGCACTTAAATCAGTAGCGTGATAATATATCCCATTGGAATGATACATTCCTAAACTATGTACAAAGTCCGCAGTAAGATCTACTATCTCCTGCCAAGACATTGGTAAACCAGAAACTACAAATGGAACAATTTTAGAATCTATAAATGAAGGGTATCCTCTAATTCCTGTAAAGTTTACAAGGTTTTGATCTTTATCCATTATTCTAATAGTTCTTATTTCATTGTCTTGTGCTACTGCTGGATGGTATCTTTTTCCGTTTGTAGTTTCTACTTGAGGGGGTGTTGCTGCTGCGATACTTGAGTAAATATTAGATGTTGCATCTACTTTATCAAAATTACTTGTTGTGTTTGTTCTTGCAAAAAATATCCAATACTTTACAGTATTTTGTGACAAACCAGTTACTTCAGCTGTATATGTTTTAATGTTTGCAGTAGCTTGAGGGTTTATTGCATTATATAATATAGTTGTATTTGCAACACGAGCAATTAAAACATCTAAAGAATCATCTATTAAATTAGCTTCAGCTGTTGAATGTATAAACCCATAACTTTCTAAATTATTTACTTCACATATTTTTCCCATTGCAGTAATGTTATGTGAAAAGAATAATGTAGAATTTGTGTTTGTTTTTTGCGTTGGTTGGGATAAAGTTGCAGCAGTTACTACACAAGGAATGTTATTAGTTGTGTCAGGTACATTATCAGGTATTGTATCTGGAACTTCTTTAATTGGTATTTGTATTATTTCTTCATAATCTAATCCAGCATCAGCAGTTACTAAATTAGAATCCGCAGTTATTCCTATTCCTGATAAATCAGCGTCTATAGTTGCTACTGCTTGATTTAAATTTTGTACTAGCTCTCTATCATCAAATACATTTATTAATTCTAATTGTGAACTTTCATTTTGAAAATTTGTTGTTAGTTTATTTATTTTATATACTTTATCGTCAATAATTAATCTATCATATAATTTTAATATTGATAAAATTGCCAAAGGTATAAAAGCACTTAATTTTGTTAAACGTCTTTCAGGTTTAAATATATCTTTAATATAAGTTTCATAATATTGTTTAAATAATGTTTTATCAAAAGGTCTTAAACTATACTCATTCATTTCAGCATTGAAATTTATATTGTTTGAAATATCTACTCCTGCTGAAACACTACTAAAACTTTTTGAATTTGATGGTAAATAATAACTCGCTACTTCTTCGTGTCCTGAATCTCCTATGTAACTTATTGAAGTAGGTGTTTGACCAACTGAAACACTACTAGCTAAAATAGGATAAAATAATAATGGTTTTGGTACTATTGCTTTTTTACTTTCATCTACACTCCACCCATACATAATAGTTGTAGAAGTTCCTCCTGTTTGATTATAAAGTCTTTCATATTTAAAATGTCCAAAAGGTAATTTTACCTCATAGGTTTCACCATCAAATACTTCATTTTTATATTCTAATGATCCCCAAGTTTTACCAAATCTATTTTTATGGTCATTCGCTAAAAAACTTTTTGTTCCTTCGTACTTAAAATTGATTTGATTAAAAGGTAATACTATATCTATTTGTGATTTCTTAACATCTACATTTTTAGTTATATCATAATACTCTATAGGGGTGTTTGTAGTACCCTCATAGAACGAATCTAATGTTTGGACTTGTGTTATACCATTGTCATCTACATAAGCTGTTAGATTAAACATTTTAAAAATACCAGTTAAAAAATTTAATATATTAATTTCTGGTAAATGATCTTTTATCCAAACCCTTTGTGATGATAATATTGAAGCTGTAGATTTCCATGTTACAATAGCATCTTTACCAGAATACAAAGCATCTACTTTAAATTCTGAAGTAAAAGTTGCTGCTACAGTTCCACCTACTTGTATTGTGTACCTACCTGTTTGTAATTCTAAATTAACAATAGGACTTGATGATCCTGTTAAGCCATCATGTTCTGCTACAAGCTCACCATTATTTTTTACAACTACACTATATTCACCAACTCCAGAACTTGTAAAACTTGCTGTAAGTCGTTTTGTTTTTCTACCTTGTAATACATTAAAACTTCCATTTGAAAATACATCACAAAATTCCATTCTTTTACTTTCAGCTTTGCTATTTTTTTCTATGTTTGTATTCGGACTGAAAGCATTATAAGTAGTATCGGTTGTTTGTATTAAATCACCTTCTTTAATATTAAGCCATATAAAAAGGTCATATAAATCTGTATTGGATGTATTTATAAAATCAGTTCCAAATACTATTTCTGGAAATTGGTATTCTATAGCTTTTAAAATTGTATAAACTCTTATTGCTGGTTTAAGTTGTGTATAGTTTAAACCTTGTGCAGTATTACCAGCAGCATTCCAACGAACATTTGCTAGACCTTCTGTATTTGCTCCATCCGATCCTGTATCATAATAAAGTCTATCGGTGTGCGTTATAAGTGGAAACAATAAACTATCCGCCCAAGTTGTACCAGATACATTTAAACTTGCAGCATCTCCAAGTAATGTTTTTACATTAGCTGCTGAATAAGTAAATACTGAATCATTAAAATAAGCTAAACCATTTATTTTTATATCCCCTAGTAAGTCTTTTAAATTTACTACTGATCCATAAAATGTTAACTTATATGTATTTGGTTTGTTACCTTTTAGTGTTGACCCCTCTAATTTTATTTTACCAGTTTTGAAAGGTTTTTCATTTAAAAACAACTTAGCATCTTTTTTTTCCCTTGCATCAAAACCATTTATAAAGTAATTATAAAAATGTTTAAAAACTTTATTATTATGTCTGGAAGCTGGAACTGAAAACGTTTGTGAATAATCTGTAAATATTTTAGAAATATCTTTTACATCTTGAATGTTTTGTGTAAGTGTAACACTTTCATCTTTAAACATTTCAATCCTTTCATAATCATCATTTCCGTCAAATGGGGTTTTTATGTATAGTTGTAATTGTAACATTATCTAACATCATTTATCTTGTTAAACGCAAATTTAAAATCAACTGTATAATTAATTAACTTATCATTCAGTACTGTTTTCTTTTGCATTGATTTTGTACTGGTTATAATTGGTAAGGTTTTTCCACTCCACCTAATCCATGTGTTTTCACTTAAAAATAATTCTTCTATTGTACTGGTCATATCTTCTAATATAAACCCAGTATTCATGCTTATAGTTGTTTCAGCATTTACGTTGAATCTTTGATTTTGTGTGCTGTAAGTATTATAAGAAGCAGTTGAATTATTTATTATATTAGACTTAAAAAATTCATCAGTTATATTAAATGTTTCTTTTGTTTTTTTATAAAACCATACATCTTCATAAGCACCATATTTGTTTACAAATGTAACTTTATAAGGTGTGAATTTTGGTTCACATATATTTGTTAGCGTTATTGTTTTAAGTAATGTAGAATCATCTGTTGCATAAATTGCTACACTTGTAGAATTTGATGGTACTGTTATATATTGTATTTTTTGGTTTGTATTGCCATTGTCTGTTACTTGGGTTGTACTTGCAGCTATCACAAACTTCCCTACACCAGCAGCCCAGATAGGAATCTTACTTGCTGTATCTTCAGGTACATACATATTTGAAGAAGTAACTAAAGCATTTGTACTAAGTTCTGGACTTGCTCCATCTTCATAAGAACCCCGTCCATCAACTCCTTCATAAAATACTGTTGTGTAATTATCGTATGAATAAGGAACATCATCTTGATCGAATTTATTTATAAATACTTTTACCCAAACACAATCACTAGGATAATCATTATTAAAATTATGAGTTATATAATCTTTAACAAGTTCTGATATTTCAAAGTTTATTCTACTTTGATCTGACACTATTGTTTTACTAATAATATAGGTAGGGTTACTAGGAGCATTAGTTGTTATTCCTGTATAAATTGATAATTCTAATTCTATTCTTTTTAATCCCATTTTTTATATTTTATAATATACCACCTTGATCACATCCACCATCACAATTTAAAAGTGCTATACTTTGTATTAATCCATAACTATCAAGCTTTATAAATTTAACCAGTCCAGCATTTAACCCAACATTACCACCTGAAAAAGAGTTTACTCCATACCATAGACTAGAACCCCTAAAACTTTGAAGACCCATTAAACAAACTCTATCCCCTAAAGTTAAAGATGCAAAACTGCTTGTGCTTGTACAATATGTAGTCGTCGGAAAAGTATTTAAACAAACTGAATCAATTAAACACCCTCCAGTACCATCAGCAAACCCAGTAGATAAATATATATTATTAGTTCCACATGCTGCTGTGTAAGCTGGTTGTTGTATTGTTACTGCACAAGTAATATCTACATTTGGATTACTATATACTGTTGATTCGTTAGGTGAAGTAATTGTAAAGGTTACTGTTTGTGGGGTGTCTGCACTTACTTCATCAAATCCAATAGGACTAAAAGATTTTATAGTTCCTAATTGAACTTGTCCTTTATTTATAGAACCCCTAGAACTTATAGTGTAATCTGTATGGTTTGCAGTTGCACATGCAAAAGCTGGTAATGTACTTGCAGCTTGTTGAGTAAAAACTTTAGAACACCATAAATCTCCTGAATTATTATAACCTGAAGGAATTGTGGTTTTGAAATATAAAGTAACAGATTGAGCAGCACCACCACTGTTTGCAGTTGTACTAAAAGGTTGGCTTCCTGCTATAGGACTACTACCATCTGAGTTTACAGATACCGATCCTGTAGCTGGTATTAATTGCGTTCCTGTTGGCATTGTAATAACTCCACCTTGAGCTACTGCACCACCTTGTAAGTTCATGTCAGTACAAGTAAAATTAGTACTACACCCTGTTACAGTTATCTGTGCTTGTTGGAAAACATCACAACTATTATTTAAAGCATCTATTGCATATATTTGAACATAACCAACTCCACAATTATTTTGAGTTGTAAATTGTATTGACTGACTAGAACCCCCTGTAGAGGTAACCGCTGTTACACTTATTAAACTTTCATATTCATTTACTATTCTATAACCTGTTATTGCACTTGATCCAGCTGTAAATTTTGTTGATAAATCTAATGCTACTGTTGTTGTGCCGTTTGTTACTAAAGACTGATTTGCTATTGTTCCATTCAAAGTAGTATTAGCTGTACAAGTTGTTCCTGAAACATAAGCTGGTTGCTGTTCTGTTATACTACAATTTAAAAAATTATCTGAGCTATTAGAAAATCCTGTTGGTATTGCTATTTTTAAAACTACAGTTCTTGAAGTTGGTACAGTTTCATCAGGAAATTTACCATTAGCAAAATCTGAATCCGAACTAGATATTAAAGCAATAGTTCCATAAGATAATTCTGTATAACTTATTTCACCTCTTTGACTTATAGTTAAACTAAAAGAAGCACCCTTTGCTACATCACAAGTAAATTCTGGTGAAGGTACAGTAGGTTCAGCATAACTTAAAAAGTATGGGCTTCTTGCATTTATCTTTGTCATAGTTATTTATTTAATAAGTTATTTGCATCAAACCCAAAACTATTTCCTAAGTCATTAGGTAAATTTTGAAAGGCTTTTTTAAAAGGTGTTGTGAAAAATAAACTGGGTTTAATACCTTTTTCTTTTATACTTCTTGCTATTAAAAATGCTATGGTATTATAATTTCCTTTCGTGTACTTTCCTTCTTTATTTCTTAATCTTATGTTATTAAATTTAGCCCATTTTTTAATTGGTTTTGATGGGGGTTGTTTAGTTGTATAACTAAAAGGTGTTTTATATTTTTGTTTTGTACCGCTTACTCCCCTGTCTTGGAACATTCCATATTCTTCCATATCAAAATATATCCTAGAACCTTGTGCTGTATCTTCAACTCGGTAATTTAAACTATCATATAATTCTCCTGTATTACTTGAGGCAAATCCCCTTTTCTTTTTAGCTTTGTTTTTTGTTAGCCTTGTTCTTGCTTGTTGTACTACATATTTTCCAAAGGCATTTAAAACCTTATTCATTTCCTTTAACTGCATATCGTCATATCATTTTGAATTATTATATCCATTGTTGCAGCCCATCCAGCTAATTTATTTTCAAACCTATCTACAAACGGTTCGCAATTTATAGTACCTTCTACTTGATATAAATCTTCAAATAAAGAACCACGCTGAAGTAAATTAACTACTCTGGTAAGTAATGCTAATTGTGTATTTAGTATGTCTTGTTCGTTGTCGTTTCCTACAAACTTATCTGTAACAGCATCTTTAGAAATATCTACTATATCCATTGCTAGTATAGAAACATTACAAGTTAAAGTATTAGTTCCTATTGTAGTGTTGTTTACTATAACATGAGCTAAAGGAAATATGGTTAACTTGTTTAAATCAACATCATCTAATGATCCATAAGTAACAGTAGTAACAAAAGGTTCTGCTGCTAATGTATCTTTTAGTTTATTTGTTAAATTGTAAAAGCCTTTCATTTATTTTGTTTTATTAATCTTTTTTCTAACTCGTTTTTTTCCTTTTCAATTACTAAATGCAATAAACATTTATGAAAATTTAATTTAGTTACTGTACCAAACTTGGTAACATCCCCTTTAGCAAGACCCCAAACTGATTGGTAGAAACCCCACTTCTCTCCAAAGCTTCCAGTTGATGAGAGGTCAGGTTGTTCGGTATCTCGTTGTCTAAAAAGTTCAGGGTAATTTTCAATAACTCGTTGTTTAAATTGTAAAAAAAAACCATTGATCCCATTACAATATCTAAAGGCATCTTTAATAGTTTATCATTTGTACCTTTATAATTTTGTATCTGGTAGCGGTGCTGTTTTTTATGTTTAATTGGTCTATATAGTACTGCCATTGCTTTGTGAATATTATTCCAATCACCCAAGTAAGTGTCTAAATCAATATATTCACCTAATGTCATGTCATCTAATTTTGGAATAAAACCATATTCTATATTATCTAAATTAAAGGTGTTTATTAATTCAGATTTTACATCAAATATTTTGTTTAGGTGTTCTGCTAGTTTTTGCACATCATTATATTTGATTGTTGCAATGTCTTTTAAGTTTACATTACAAAATATTTCAATCATCTTATGCAGTAGAAAAGCAGACCCTTCATTTTCTTTAGTGTTTAGCTTTGTAAATTTTTGGTATTGCTCTAATGTAATTTCATTTAAGCTATCTGGAACTATTATGTTTAACTTCATATATTAATAATAACTAATTTAGTTATTTGTATAAAAAGAAAAAGGTAACATTTCTGCTACCTTCATCCCAACTTAATTAAACACTAACTAAATTTTTACTTCTTTAGGGTTTTCTAAATAAGTTTCATAATAATGTCTATATAATTCTTTTACTTTATTTTCTATTATATGTAGGTCTTTTTTCTTTTGACTATATAGTATTTTTCCCCTTGTGATAAACTTCCAGTAATTTACTACTATCTGTAAGTCTTGGGGTTTACGTCCTTCGTCATTCCAAACTGCATGACTTGATATATATATCTTATTAGCAAAAGCCCAAGAACGTATCTTATCATCTGTATGGTGTTTACTATCTCTCATAAGCTGTATAGTTGTGTTCTTTTTTACATGATGAACTGCAATACCCAGATAAACTATCAGTAGGTTCTTCACAGTAATTACAGGGTTCATATTGTTCCATTAGTAAAAGATATTGTAATCTAGCCAAGCTATTGAATAGATAGTTGTATAAAATATAACAAACCATGCTAAAGGTATTACTACCATTTGGATAGCTTGCTTTCTGTTTTCTTTTGCAAATACTTCTTTAATTATTTTCATATTATTGTTTTTAAATTATATAAAATCTTTGTATTTATTTAAATTATCTTTAAACGTTTTTCTTTTTAATTCTTTTTTTAATTTGTTTAA